AACCCCCACCCTAACTTTCTTAGAATGATTGATACGAATCATACTTAAAAGCCTGCCACATCCAAGTATCTCCATTGTCTGAAGTATGTCCAGACACGTTGAATAAACCTGGCCCTAAATGAATAACTCGAGTGTTTCTATTGTCGAAAGCATCTCTTAAGTTAGTTCCTGGAGGTTGTTGTGGTACTGTTGCACTTCCACTATCTGGCACTACACCAGAAGAAGAAGGAACAACGATTGCAGGACTAATACCAGTCAATGCTGTAGCACTAGTTGGGAAACTAAATGCTGTATAGCCAGATGTATCCAAATCAATAGTGATAGATGATACAGTTGCGCTATTTGTTACACTTAGCACTCTTGCAGATTTGTTATTGATCTCATCCATACCAAAATCTGAAGACACTCTAAACGAAACATTTTCGCCAGGAGTATAATCATTTGGTGCAGTGAAATAAACAACAGCTTGTGATGCATTGGAGATATATCCAATATATGCTCTACGAGGATACATTTTATTTTGGATAATCTTCGTGATATTCGCTGTGTCGGCATTAGCTGCAAATGCTGCTAAACCTGCTGATACTGCCGAAGCCATATAGCCAAGTGTAATACTTGTGTTTGCTGTAACTGCTGTTACACCAAAAACATATGTAGCCACTTGATACATGTCTACTGGTACAGTAACACGAACTAGATCACCAACAGAAATGCTGCCTGTGCTAGCCATAGTAGCTACAAAGGTAGTTTTGTTGATGTCAGATGATGCTAAAGCTGCAAAAGTTGGAGGATTAGCTGTGTCATATGTACTAATACCATTTGATGAAATCGTATATGATGTCATTGCTGGTAATTGTGGAGTAGATCCTTCAGAAGATTGCAAAATCCCCTTAGCTGCTCCTTGTGACATAGACTTTTCCCACCACCATTCAATAGCTTGAGCGTCTGAAGCTTCGCCATATCCTGAAATAGCTTTAAGCAAAACAAAATCTGGTGGATTTTGACTTTGACAAGTCAAATCTAATCCAGATGCAATATTAGCCGTGGTCAAACTAAATGTTCCACCGGCGACCATAGAATAAGGTAACATATATTAACCCTCCTTAAATACCGGTTGAACGTAGGTTTTGAATCCACAAGTCATTTGTACTAACTGTTACTTTTGTGACCTTCTGAAATAAATTTAGAAGGCGGGGCAAGTTCTTCGACTCACCCTCTAGCGGTTTCCTCGCTAGAGCAGACTTTCGCATCTCCTTTTGGAGTCTTCTCGTTAAGTCGTTCAGCGTGAAAGCGATGTTTTTGATGATGATAGAGATGGCATTTTGAACACATCCAAATAACTTCCAAAGGCTTTTTGTAATCTTCGTGATGTCCATGAGGCTTACATTCAACCTTACAGACTTCACAAAATTCAGGACGTATAAGTTTTCCAAATAAAACAGCTTTCCTAACTTTTCTTTGAGCGCTGATTTTTTCTTTGTTTTCTGAATCATACTTTCTTGTTGTTTCCAGATGCTTTGCTTTTCCTTTTTCGGATTGCAAGTAACGTTTTGTTCTTTCTCTCCCCTGCTCTCGACTAAGTTCTAGGTTTTCTTTATACCTTTCTTTTAGTCTTTCATTCAGAATTGGCCTTTTTCTTTTTTGCCATTCCGCACGATATTTTTTTCTTTTTTCTATCGCTTCAGAAGAATGAACCGTTTTCTTCGCTCTGGCTTTACAACACTCCTTGCATTTTTGGTTTATTCCAAAAAGTCCCTTTTTACATTTTCCAAATTCTTCAAATGCTTTTTCTATCTTGCATCCCGTACATACTCTTTTCATATTGACTCCTTTTGTCATATGATATAGTATACATGGATATGTTTTTCATCTCAATTTCTTTCTTCGCCCTTGTTGCCATAGTTAAGCAGCTTCCTGCTCACAGTAGGTTTCCAAGTCAATTAGAGAAGATTTATAGTGCACTACTTCGTCAATGCACTGGCCTTGGTAAAATGAGCAACCCGCAGTATGACGAAGCATGCATGGGTCGTTATTGTACCCTGGCGGCAGATAGATAAATCTAGCTTTACCTCCAGCTTGCCATACCACTTTATAGCTCTCTTTAGCAGCAACAAAGCAATTAGCAATGTCATCGCCATTAAGAGATGCGTTTGGTGTTACAGAACCTTGTTCTGAAATAAAGAAACGCACGTTGTTAACTCCACCCCATTCAGTTGACAATGTTTTGTCAATGTTTGGATATTGGAATTTACGAACGAATCCAGAGATGTTGTTAAGTACAGGAATCATCCTTGTAGTTAACATGCAACCATAGGAATCGCCAATCGGGCTAGTACCGATTTTCATTTCTCCACCCATCATGTTTGTGATGTACTCAGCACTGTTGTTTTGCAACAGAGTTACTACGTCATCAACATCGGATAGTGCCATTTCAGTTGGTAGGTCACCATTGGAACCACCAACACAGTTAACAATAGACGCACTGGATTCAAGGTTGTCACGCTGAACCACGTCTTGAGTTTCACGCATTGCTTGTCCAAGACGAGCTGCTGCGCTATTCAAGATAGGATCTTCGTTTGTGATAGTAACCTGACGTGTCAACACGATATAGGTTGCATATACTCTTACACGGCAGTCCACATCAACACGGTTAAGTTGCTGACTAGGTGGATTTGTTTGTGCATCATCAAGCGGCACTGGGAACAGATCTAGTCTGTCATAGCGCGATTGACGATCAATAAAGCCTTGATTGTCTGGTAACTCTACGGGCATAGCAAAAAGATTGTGAATCAAATTGCGCTCAGGAGTTGACAACAGCTTTGCATTATACCTCTGCTGAATTTGCGGAGGCATTGTACTAATTGAGACTGTCATTTACGACCTCGGTTTAATAACCGAAACCTGCCTGACCTGCATATTGTGTCATCTCTTCGTACAACTTAGACTTTTCGGCATCCGTTAGCTTAAACGCTTGTGCCATTGGTCGTTTATCATAAGTCATTGGAGATTGAACGATTTTCTCGTTCTCCTTAATCTTACGATCTACTTCCTTAGCGCGTCTAGCTTCCGGTGCTTTTTGAGCATAACCTAAAGCTTTGATGTACTTGTATGACTGGATACCTATTTTGTAGGGATCTTTACTATCAGCAATCGTCTGAGCAAGTTCCGGCTCTTGTTCTTCAAAAAGAGCCAATGTTTCTTGATTGACGACCTCTGAAAAATCCGAGTATTGCCTTTGCAGTCGATCCATGAATTGTGATTGCTCTTGCTGTAACCTAAGCTTTTCATACTCACGTTTAGCAATGGATTCAGCAATTTTTTCAGCTTCTTTGCGAACGAGACCTTTCACCTTACCTTTAGGAATGAATTCCTCGTCACTGATAGCGTCAAATTCATCGACTTCTTGCACTGGAGGTGGTTGATTTGCTTTTAACAGCCTATCCATCATCTCTTCTTGCATTCTCAGCTTTCTTTCGAGATCATCTTTTGCTCTTTGCAATTCCTTCCAGTTACGATCCTGCCTGCTTTCTTTAGGAGCTGGAGGAGCTTCTTGTTGGATTTGCTCTTGAGCATCTTGGATTACATTCTCCTGAGTTACGACCTCGGCAACTTCGTTATCTTGGATTTCTTCCATATTTTCCTTTTGGGGGGTGAGTCCCGTATAGCACCTTAACCGTCATTTTGAGGATGACAGCAACCTTTGATTGCAAGATATTACATAAAAATTTAAATATCAATACCAATGAAAATAATTATTTGTCCTTCATGCCTCTCTGTACGAAATGAGAGGGATTTCCTTCTTTCCGATCTCTGTTATAAGTGTGTTTTAAAATCTAAAAAAACTATGAAAGTTGAGATAGATACAAAACCAAAAATCTGTGCCATATGTAATCATCATGTGCCTAAAAATAGGTGGGTTTATTGCTCACAAGAATGCGCTGATGTAGCAGAGCTTAAAAGGCAGAAAGATTATTGGATTTGGAATGTTTAAATTATCCAGAATAGCTCAGCGGTAGAGCAGTGGCCTGTTAAGTCATTGGTCGTAGGTTCGAATCCTACTTCTGGAGTTTTACATTGTCTTTAGGATAGTCGGAGATTTAATCTCAGGCTTTAGTTCTTTGTCTCCTTTGTAATTAGGATTAGCCATCCAGTTACCTTCGGCATCTTTACAAAAACCGAAATGAAATAGGTCTACAGCTTTCCACGCTCTAATCTCTCCCATCATCACAGGATCATACATCCATTCATTCGCTATCATGTTATCCATCTCAGACCAATGAGGGAGACACCAGCAAAACTTCACTGTATTTGATTTAGGATCTACCCACCAAACAATAGTATCATCTTCTGGGTAGGGTCTATATTTTGTTGTAATGATCCTACGAAGAATCATCTTTGGCATTTGAAGATCTTTTTTCTCATGCACTGTGATAAAAAAAGGAACATCACCAAATGGTTTTGATTCAATCGTTTCGTTTAGATCGCAGACAAGAGAACTCTGTAACTCTGCCGTTAAATCACCATTAGTGACAAACTTCTCAGTGTTATTTTCTTGCGCTTCTTTATAGATAGCTCCAACTGTTTTCCTAGTCGGATCATAGCGAGATTGGTTTTCCATAAGGGCGAATCTATCTGAAACGCCCTATTTAAGAAAAGTTTATCTTTTTGGCGTATGCATTTTGAGAGTCATGGAATCTTTCTTCATCATCTTTTCAGAATGTGCCTCAGATACCTTTCTCTCATAGGGCATAGATTTAGAAGTAGGCTCCGCACAATTGATCTTACCTTTTTGTACAGGAACCTTACTCATGAATACCTTCCAGAATAACTTTGTTTTTTTATCGAGGATGCTTCTTTGCCTTGAAACTTGTCTTGTCTATCAATATATTTTGTTGTCTTGCTAAATCCTTCCTGGGAGAAGTCTTTAGATGGCTTCTGATAATCCATAACTGATGGACTCATATCGCCTTGTTTATTGCCATATTCTTTCATACGCTTGCCTCTTGTGTTACGGTCTGTTGACCTTCTTGTTTTGCTTGTTCGCCCTCTTGCTCTTCAAGATCTTTGACTAATCTCATGCCTCTTTCGAATCTGTCAAAGTCCATGCCTTGCAACTCTTTTACCGCTTTAATCAGATTGAGTATGCCAGCAGATTTATCTTCTTGTGCTCGTTGTAGTCTCTCGGCATTCAGCGCTTTGTCTAATTCGATTTTAGCTAGTCTTTCTTTTCCTAGAGCTTCCTGTGAATGTGCATAGCCCATTTTAGTTGCTGTCTCAACCTGGATCTGTTGCATCTGGATTTCTTCGAGCTTCTTCTGTTGTTCTTCTTGGGCTTTCTGTTTAGCTGCTATCTTTTCTAGGATACGATCTTTGTTTTGTATGGTCATGCACTCAATGATTTCATCCATTGGCATTAAATCAGGGGCGATTTGTTGTAAGTGTAACAACTGTGCAAGTTCAAGTTGTTGTTGTGTCTCTGTTAGCGCTCCTGCAACTACTTTAGCTGTGTATTTCATGAAAAGCTTGTTGTCAAATTCAGCCGTTGGTTCTTCGCCGATTACCTGTTTAACCTTACCGTATGTCCAAAGGTTTTGGATCATGTCAATTTGGATATCGCCGCATATCTGCTGGAACTCGTCGAACTGGTCAAATAGTCTTTGTAGGTTACGTGCAGATGCAGCCTGTCTCATCATTGAGATAATGCCTGCTTTGTCATCTACGTCTATACCCATCGCAGCAGGGTCAACACCTATAATTCGGTGTGTCATCTGCATGAGCATATCTTCCATCTGCAACATAACTGGAGAGGGAGGGATAATCTGCATTGGTGTTACGACGTCTGGAGATGTACCCTTCTTACGTACAAGTACGCGACCATTACCCACATTCATGCTATCGTCTGGAGTGACAAGAGCGCCTTGTTCAATGATCAAACCTTGCTGTTGGCTTTCTAGGATGTCTAGATCACTTACTTTGCGACGATTTAGAAGGTACTGACAATCTCTGGCATCCCTGATGACGCCCCTAAATTTGTAGGCGTAGTATGGACTATCAGGGGTAAAATAAGCTAGTGAACAAGCGAAAGGGTAGCGATCCATGCCCCAGGGGGATACTTCATCCATAAGGACTTTGTCATTAATAACGATGGTGCGCTTGATCGTTGGCTTGCTACGCTCCATTGTTGCAAAGCGATTACGGAACGTTGAGAAAATAACCCGTAGGTCTTCTTCGTCACCTTTAAATTCTTGGCATTCTTCGGTTTCTTTATCAACCAAGAAAAGTGCCTTACGACTAGACAACGACCAGTATTCATCGAAGGCTATCAGATTAGGAAACTGTATCTGATAGACTTCCGGCATGTAGTAAAATTTATCATCTCTATAACTTCCAGGGGGGAACGCCAATATATCATCGCTAAACTTAGGGTATAGCGTAGCTGCTTCTTGCTTATCAAAGAATTGTCTCGTCCAAATGAATCTACAATCGGACAAATCTCTCTGTCTAAAATACGGATCAATCAAAACAGATTTGAAATCAATATATCTAGCCTTGATGTCTGGACTGATAGGATCTTGCGTATAGTCTGGATAGAATCCTACGAGGCCGATGCCTTGAGTCAATGCCCCTTGCTCAAATGCATCTGAATATGTTTGATAGAGTCCATTTTTATGTAGATGAAATAAGCATTTGGTTAACTGGTCAGCGGTCTTTTGTCCGTCTGGATGTACTGGTATACATATTGTGCTTTTACGCGTCTGTCTCTGATGACCAGATATTGACTGGATCATTGAGTTGAGGATATTGAAATTAAATATCTTCCGTCGATATGTTGCAACGCCTGGAAACAAAAGTCCCCAAATGTCTTGATCACCCATAACAAAACGTTGGTCAAGATCAGCTTGATACCATTGAGTTTGGAGTATGTTTATACAGTCAGTATAATTTTTATTCATCCCTTGGCGGATGCCAAGATCTACTTCTGAAGATGGCCAAAAAATAGGATCGGAATTTCGCATAATCTAATCCTGTGCAAACATAATTTAAAATTCAAGAAAGCTCTGATAATGCTTTCCCTAAAGATTCAACAAAATTCTTTTTCTCCATTACACAACTTCTAGCTTGGGTAACAACACCTTTCAGTTCATTGGTCATTTGGTTAACTCGACTAATATTATCTGCCAGTTTTTCGTCAAGGTCGGAATATTTTCTCTCTAATTCATCAATATTTGTGTAGAATTGATTTAACTTACCCTCTAACACATTTATAAAATGATCAAAATTGTCCATTGTTTGTAATCTATGTAACATTTGAGCAACTTTGCACTCATAGACTTCTATGTGCTCATATAAACCCTCAATCAGCTGTTTAACTTCTTCAATTTGTTCTTTAACCGCCAAAATAACTCCTTAATGCTTTTGCGTCGTTGTCTAAATCTACGTCAGCTCCTGGTATCTTATGCAACCCCATAGCAAGATAGCGCAAACTATCCGAGAAATGGCTTGACCAATCATGTACGGGCTTATTGCTGTAAATCTGGTGCTTGTCGTTCCATTCCTTGTGATAGAACTCAAGGCTTTTTAGTAACTTTTGGCACTTCTTCTCATCAATGTAAAGCCGGCTTGACATTAGTTTACGTACTGTCTCGATACCATCGGCAATGAGTGTCTTATCCACCGTTGTAACGGGAATATCTAGTTGCTCTAGGATCTCTCTACGTGTGCAGCCTGTGCCTTGACCATCAACAACCTCGACATCGTGGGGGAATAGATAGGTTCCGTACTTGTAAGGTTTAGCCATTAGGCTATCTTTGATATCGGAGAACCTTTTGAATATGTACTCCTCAGCATCTATGATATATACGTTACCAGCGCCGTCAATTTGAAAATAGATCAACGCTGTGGCATCGTCCCAACCCAAATCAAACGCAACATGCACTAGCTTATAAGGGTCATAGCTTACTACACCTATACGCTCATCACGTTGCATCTTTTGCAATAGCGTGCCGTAAAATGATCCCTCTATGCCTCGGTCGAAAGAAACATAATACTCTTGCTGAATTAACTCCTCGCTCATTCCCTCAGCTCTCTCTTGCTCTATATCCTTGGGAGTCAATACGCCTGTATCTTCAACGGTGAGACGCTCATAAAACCAACCTTCGGTCACTTGTGCCGTGCGCGACAATTCCCAAAAATGGTTTTTACCGCGTGGCGTAGAGATGAAAATTGCGACCCCTTTGTTAACCTTAAGGATAGGTCTTATATAGTCCCATGCCGCCGGGTCTTGTAATGCGTACTCACTAAATACAACAATCTTGGGGTTAGTACCCATCAACGAGTCAATGTTATCAGAGCCAATCAACTGAAACAGAGAGCCATTAATCAGTCTTATTTTCATCTCTTGACTATTAGCTGAGGCAATGATCGGCTTTGGTATGTAGTCTAGTATCTTTTGACCTTGTATATTGATTGCGTCCCAAATTACTTTTTTAGCTTGGGCATATGATGGCATCACGTAAAAGCACGTAGCCGGCTCTTCCATCAGGCGCTTAATGCACCAGTTAAATATAGTGACATCTTTTCCCGCTCTACGATGGCAAACCCATACAGCGCGTTTAATGCCTCGATCAAGAGCGCGCAGCATAGGTATTTGGTAGGGACGAGGGATAAAATTATGAGGTAAAGAGATTTCTATTGTCATTCATCCGCGAATGATTTATTGACGACATTGACTGTGATGGATTTTTCTTCTTGCCTCTTAAGATCAGCGTCAAAACGCTTTTCATCTCGTACGTCTTCCTTAATATCCAAATCGTAGAAGTGCATAGTTTGCTTATAGATTCCAGGGTCGAGTTTAATATCAGGATTAGATACAGCTTTTAATCTGTTAATTCCAACATTCTCTTTTGCAGCTAAGAACAATGCCCGAAACTCTTCGCTGGCTAATGCCCATTCCCTCAATTTTCCCGAGTGTAATCCTTTAGATGTGGCAAACATAGGTACAGTTAATGCATCAGGTTTTTTTGACCATTCTAGCATTTCTCTACCCAAAGCCATTCGATCATATTCTTGTGGTCTACCCCCTGGATGGGCCATTATCTAACCTCTAAGCTGATTTTAACTCGTATATCATCCGGCTGCGCATCAAATTCCTTGATCGCCTGCTCTATATGTGTCCTGATTATAGGGTCATCATCACTTACAGCGCAAGCGTCATATATAAGATGCTTTGTCGTCTGACGCTTATCTTCATTCTTAATTGTAATCGACAACTCAAAAGACATGTTCACTCTTTGTTATATATCATCGCTGAAACTGGATCGTAGAGGCTTTTTCATCATAAGCTTAAAGTAATCTTTTACAGTGTTTTTATCAAGTCTTTCTTTTTTTTCATATATTTACACAAAAAGCTTGTGTGGATAATCCTCCATGTGTTACATTTGGTAACATAAGACAACGGAAACCTAGTAACGGTTAGCAGGCATAGCCTCTAATGTGCAGTGTAACGGTAGTACGACCTTATGCAAACAACTAACACAACTTAAGGAGACATAAAATGCACAAGGACTATGCAATAGAGGTATACAAAAAATTGAAATACCCAAAATACGTTGAACCAATCTCAGATATTTCTATCTTAAAAGTACTGCTAAACGATGAGTTGATTGATTTTGCAGAATTACAAGGCGATGAAAAAATAGCATCAATATGTCAGCATTTAAAAGAGTGCATTGGATATCGAAACAACTCTAAATTTTCCACTCATAAAAAAATGACGGAAAACCAAAAACTAGCAGTCGCTAATTTTTTGATTGGTAAATTCGATAATCTCAAAACTGTAATTGCTCAAGCTTTTGGAATAGCTGAAGAATACATAGACAACTATCACCTATAATAAAGAAAAAACAAATAGAACAACTTAAGGAAGCTTAACATGGATCTAGTGAAACTAAACGGAAAAACAATCGAATTTAGCCTCTGCTTTGACGAAATGACAGTCTATATAACCAATCGATTAAGCCAGCAAACAGATATAGACAGGATGCCACACCAGCAATTTGTAGATGTATACACAGAGCTACACTACTCACTTTTCGGAACACAATTTACAATTTAAGGAGTGACTTATGAGCAACTATTTTTTTATCGGGACATTAATACCTTTCACAAATTCAACGAGACACGCTGGATCTCATGTTGCATGCCGCACGGAATTGTCTTTTGTACGTCAAATTCGGAAGATTTTAAAAGATTATGAACCAGATGCCCAAATTCAGTGCGTGCCGGACTGGCATACTTATACGCCTAAGTTTGTTGTTGATCGCACGTTGAACTGCGATGAAGTCCACGAAAGAAAATACTCTCAATATGGATTATGCTATATCGGGCAATAATCGGATTTTATAATTTAAAGGAAAACTAATGGATCAAAACACACTAATTACAATAATCGGCAGCACGGGAGCAATCATCCTCTCAATGTGCGGATTATTCCTATGGGTACGATCGGAGGCTAACAATGACCGACGCGCTATGCAGCAAATTCAGCGTGAAGACAGGAAAGACATTTTAGAGCTTATCCGATCGATCGAGCTTGAGATGAAAGACTTTCACAATAGACTTTGCAACATCGAACAAAATAGAGGAAAACTATGAACGATAAAGATGAAAACAAATTCACCAAGAAATTAGGAAGTGCTGGAGAAATCATGTACTCAAGGAAAGACGATAAATATGATGAATTAGACGAATCCCCGACTAAAGGCGGTCGCAAGCCCGCGAAAGACCTCCACATCTACATGGATAACGAGCGATTTAAGGCCTTGGCGAAAGCCGCGATTGACGAAGGCACTAGCCGAAATGTTCTTATCGAGCGAGCAATTGATATGTATTTGCAATCTCGTTAATCAATCCGTGCTAATGATGAGTTAGCACGGTTTTTCTTCAACGCTCTGCGCTTTCAACCCACAAAACGGGCAGTAATTAACGAACGCCGAAACAAAATCATCATAATAACATTCTTGACCATCTTTTCCCATTGTCCACAGAGATAAAACCATAGGATCTATACCAATACACATGTTAGTTCCATCCCCTTTGCATTCGTCTATTTTTTGGGTGGGGAATGATTCAAAGCATCTATGCTCTTTCATATACCGTTTCTTTTCGTCTATTAAAAGTTGTTCAACCATATCAATTTCCCATTGTGCACCAAATTTACCCCCCAGAAACTTTAGCAAGTGATCGATTTTTTCTATACGATCTTTAGTCATCGAATTTTCCGATTACTAGATCGCAATTGATAAAATACACAAGCTGTCCATCAATCTCCATCTCTTTAAACGAGTATTTATCGACTATTACCTTATCCCCTACTTTCAGACCCTGCTTATTTTCACCCACGGACACAATCTCAAATGTGTATTTCTTTTCTTGTTGTATCGTCAGAATAAGAGTGCCTTTCTTTTCCTGTTCAAATAGTTTAGCAACTAAGTTGTTATTTAACGGTGTGATCATATGCTCCTTAAAATGGTAAATCGTCTTGTACTTCGTATTTCTGTTCAGGTTTTTTCTGGTCCATCTTTATCTTCTCATCGACTGCCTTAAGCGCTGCGTCGCTAAACGCTTGTTGCACGGGTTTCTCGCGAAACCGTACGATCGAAAGGAACTTCTTCTCGCCATCCGCGTTAGTATACTCGCGAGATGGCATGTTAACCCAACGCCTACCGTCCTTTTGGTAAACCCCGCATCCGTAAATCTCCATGCCCGATCTCGCCATAAAAAAGTCTGCGTAGCCGAGAAGGCTTCCTTTGTTTACGGGCTTATAGTTTGTGCATTCAATTGTCATTCTTCGGGTTCTCCATCCTTATAATCTCTGATCACTTCCTCTATCTTTGCACAAACTTTACCGATATAATAAGACGCGCTTGATATCTCATTTCTTTCTAGACTATGCAAAAAATCTCCGATGTTGCCTATAGCCGCAGATAGCAATTTGTATTCTTTTTCACTGATCATTTTTTTCTCCGTTTATAGTGGTAATGTGTTTCAAAAGATTCTTTTTATCTA